TTAAGTGGAACTCTGGACCGATTTCCAATCGGCCTCAGATTTCCCGTCCTGTTCCTGGCGGAACTCATCGCGTGATGAGCACATCACCAAGCGCGCCTGGTTCTCCCAGACCAGCCGACCGATGCAATCATTCACGGCATAATAAACATAACCCATTTCGAACAACAGCCGACGATCCAGGAAGATAGTGTCATCACCCTTGGTCGCCTCGATTTGAACCAGACCGTTGTTCGTTCCCGGGTTCCCCAACAGATAATCCAAGAACTGATCCACTACAGGAACGCCCGCCACAGGGAGGCCATTAGGTAAACGATCATGAGGAACGCCAACAACCTTACCAGGATGAACCCGAGGAACCATTTCAGGCCCTGGAACATGTGTCGCAGTAACCACCTGACCAGTGGTTTCAGCCGATTTTGAGGTGTTCGTTGTCGTATCTGGCTCACCAGTAAAGCCAGGGGCACCCAGATATACGACAGTGCCGAGGCAAGCCATAAGCACGCCGAGTAACAGGAGAACCTTAGGATTTTTAAGTAGGCTCTGGCCGGCTTGGCTGCCTTTGACGATGCCCGTGGTGGTTGAGTCGTAGAGATCGAAGGCATCCTTATTCACCTTTTTAACAGTCATTGAGATAGCATCAGAAGCACTGAAGCCGTTTTTCGCGGCATCGTGCTGAACTTCCTTGAAGCGGCCCAGCTTTTCCGACAGGCTGCCCAGGTTCCGCTGGCGGTACGCCATTTCTGTGGTGTTGCGGATGTCGTCGCGGATGTTCTTAATGTTGGGCGTGGTTAGTACGATGTCCCAGTTCCAGTGACGGTGCATTTCGAACGCCTGCAGCCAGTTTTCCGGCCGATCATCTTCCTTGGCTTTATCGGTGCCGCCAGGATAATTAAGCTTGTCCAGGTCAGACTGCCGCCAGGATTTCGGGAACACCGAGCTGGCCTCATCGAAGATCAACAGCGCGCCGGGCGGCGCCCAGTGGAACCACTTAGCCATATGGAGGCGGCCTTCCGTGGTCTGCGTATCTACATAGATGATGTCCATGGATTCCGGCAGATCGGGGAACTTTTCATAGCAGCGTTGCCGGGAGACGCCCCGGATATTGGTGACCACAATGCGGCCTTGCTGGATCGCCGGGATCAGGTATTCGCCTACCGAGTTAGCCGTTTTAAAGGCTCCATTAGAGCCGTGACGAATCACGATACTCATGCAAAGCCCACCATACGCATCACGAACTTGGTCACGCCTGCGCTCAGAACCATGTTCATGGCGTCCGGCACCCGGAGGAACGTCAGCCAACCGGCCACCGTGGCGTCAGCGTTACCCCATAACTGATTAATCTGGGCGGAGATATTAAGCTGATCCAGGATCGCATGAGCCACACCCCAGGAGAACTGCATGGACCAGATCATAAATTCAATTTTCCAGATCGTGACCTGGACCAACACGTAAGCCACCAGCTCTTCCCAGAAGCTGTATTGATCCGTGGTCAGCCAATCCGTAATGGTGTTAAAAAACTCGAAGATCGCGTCCATTGCATCACCTAAACAGTATATTTAATGAGACCAACCCGCCAATCAGCATCACGACCGGCCCGATGATCGCCAGTTGTTCCTGGTATTGATTTGGGCAGAAGCTCAGCGTCTCGCCGTAAAAGTCCATGGTGAAGCTGCACGCCATCGACCCGGAGCTTAACGACAGATTAAACAGGCTGCTGAACTCTGATTTAATGCCATTAATCACGCCCTGCAATTTGGCTTCCGCCTCCGCAATACGTTGCTCTCCATCACTATTGAAGCTGCCCGGCTCTTTGTCCTGATGATCGTTTTTCAGCTCCAGGAGTTCACCGATTTCTCCTAGATCATCATGAATCCTGGCTGTGTTATCGGCGATCAACTCGTTAGTTGCCTTAATGTGGGCGATATCATCACACAGATCATTGCCCTGACAGAGGTCCGCGCCAGTGCCACCAGAACCACCCCCCGAGCCGGTATCATCACCGCCAGAACCAGTATCATCACCATCCCCTGAACCAGAGTCGTCACCATCTCCACCTCCATCACCGCCACCAGATCCAGTATCATCGCCACCTCCATCACCTCCCCCATCTCCGCCTCCATCGCCACCACCGCTACCGCCGTCACCTCCATCACCCCCGTCAGGATTATCATTGTCGGTGCCGTCATCATTTCCGGCTTCCTCTCCGGTATAAATACACTGATAGATGGGCTTCGTGGTGCCGTCCTGATATTCGATCACTTGACCGGTTGAAGCACAGGAAGCCTGACAACCGCCCTTACTAATGCTGCTTTTTTCTTCATAGATATAGCCCGCATGCTGACCCGCCTTATCTTGGCAATCATCGTCATCGTCATCATCTGGATCCGGATCCGGATCCGGATCGGGGTCAGGGTCCGGATCGGGTCCTTTACATTGCTGAGTCGTGTTATCCCAGGTTTCTGGCGACTCACACGGATCACTTTCCATCGGTTTCCAGAGATAAAATAAACAATTCTGATTTGCATCGTTATAATTCATCTTTACCTTCCAGCCCGCACCGGTATAAGTGGAATAAGCCTTCTGACACCTCGCTTGCCCATTCGATCCGCCAGCACTTTCCCAATCAGCCAATGTCCCCGCCGATATCAGCAACAAGAACACGCCAATCATCAGCCTTTGCATGATTCTCTCCATAAAAAAGGGGTCCGAAGACCCCTAGGTGTTGCCAAGCTTAATGCCCACCAGGAAGCAATAAGCCAGGAGTCCGCCGTAGAGCATTGACCAGATCAAATTTTCTTAACCAATCCAATCACGATGCCAACGACCACCATGGAAGCCACCGCCGCCACGACCATGGCGCCGACCGAGAGCCCGGTTGCCTTGGCTGCATCGATACCCGCCTGCACTGAGGTGGTATCCAGCTGGCCATCTGCCGCGAACACTGGCGCATTCGCCGCGAAGCCTGCTACAGCAATACCTGTTTTCAGGTAGGTGTTATTCAACTTTTCCTTTACTTTCAACATACTTATATTCTCCTAAGTGCTTTCAATGCGAAGCCAATACCAAGGCCCGCGACGAACAACGTCATTGCGCCGCCGAACCCGATTCCCATGGCTTCCGCTGAGAATCCGCCCGTCAGGAACAGCTCTGCCGCTGTGCCAGACTCGGCTGGTATCAGGTACACCTGCTGCCACTGCTGCGAGATACAGGCGCCGCCTGTATCCAGCTCAGTACACACCAGAGCGTATTGATTCATTTCAGGCCGCCTTCAGCTTGCCAATCGGATTCAACTTGGCCTCCGGATGCACGTGATAGGTGATCCGCGCCCCGTTATTTCCGGCCCAGGCTTCCGCCCAGACTTTCACTTCCACGATCTGATCCTGGTGATCGCTGACCGACCGCATAAAGGCAGGATCGTTGGCCAGAGCCTTAGGCAATCGCAGATCATGGACGACCTCTTTGATGCGGCCATAGCCATCGGTTACATCTTCAATAATGCCCAGCTCGATCCGGTGGTATGGCTTGCCGCCGCCACTGGTTCCTCTTTGTTCCCGCGTCCCAGCGACACGGCCTCTTAACATCAGTCCTAATTGACTCATGGTTGTTTACCTCGGTATTGCCCGCTGTGCGGGATTGGGTTGGTAGTTCGGATCGAACAACCACGGGTGGGATTGCTCGATCGGTTTAATGAACGGCTCCGACGCTTCCTCATGATCAGCGAAGTGCTGAAGCCGGGACGGGTAACGCTTATCGCCCTCGCCTTCCATCCGGACCAGGTCGCTATAAATCTGCTCAGGGGCTAACCCCATTTTTTCCGTCATGTATCTAAGCAGCTTGCCGACAGCGGTTTTCGCGTGATCTACCGCCTGTCGATAGATAATCCGTTGCTTTTTTGAGATGGTCTTCACCACCTCCCGCACATCGCTGATAAAAGCAAGGCACTGATAGGCCCCGGCTAAGAAGGGTTTCGGGTTGGTCAGCATCTCGAACGGGAGTTCGCGATCCCGGTTTCTGAACTCCACTTCATAACGCACCCATTGAGAGGCCTTCTCGCCCAGCTGCTTCCCTTTTTCATAGCAACGGAAGTACTTGCCGCCCCATTTGCGATTGCCCACGTACTGGGTGCAACCCTTGTCGGTGCCGCAGTCATCGATAAAGTGGCCTTCTGGCTGGCGTCCGCCGGCAGTGGATTTAAACAACTTTTCGTCATACCACTTTCGCACGTCATGCACGGAGTAACGCCCGTTGTGGTCATCATGGGCCACGTCCAGGCGAGTGATGCGCCCTTCCCTTTGCTCGCAGAACTCGCGGAGTTTGGCCCAGATTTCAGGGAACTTGTTCACCAGGGCACAGCCCTCCCCGGTCAGATAGATCTGCGCCCGCTCTGCCCTGCGCCCGGTTTCCTCGCCATCCCGGCCACGGACAATATTGTTGCCACCGAAGGCAATGAATCCGGCAGATTTGGTAAAGGGGATGGAGTTGGCGAAGTTGTTACGGCGATGGCCCAGGGCAACGCCCTTTTCCAGGTGGAACAGGTTGCCAAAGATGGTTTTGAGCATGATCGACATGGCCCGAAGGAACCACAGATCACGGTCCTGATAGTTTTCGAACGTGATGTTACGCCCGAACTCTGCATACTCCATCACGTACGACAACGGGAACGTGATCGACAGAGTATCAATGAATGTCTCGCCACAAGCGGGCTGACAAGCCGGATGGTTTTCGACTACCATGTATTGGTCCTTCAATTCCTAGCGACGGACAACCGGGTGCCAGAGGTGCGAACTCTGTTACCCATCCTAAAAGCCTCTCAGGTGCGAACTGAGGGGCTTTTTTATTGCCTTTAGCAGCGTTATCCAGAATCCTGTCAACACTACTGCGGTATATTTTTGTTTACTACTACAGTATATGTCAACACTGCAGTATAAAAAAACACCCCTTATCATTTACTGAGGTGAGTAATTCCCATGACTAAAGATGATGATCAGAACATGACGCTTGCAGAGAATTTACAACGGATAAGAGCAGCCAAAGGCTGGTCACGTAAAAAGCTGGCCGATGAGGCCGGGCTAACCGAGGGAGCTATCACCAAGATTGAGCATGGTAGCGATCCTAAAGCTGTGTCCATCAAGAGACTGGTTATTGCACTGGGGTGTACTGCTGATGAGTTGTTGTTTGCCGAGAACGAGATTGATGCAGACGACCAATTTAAAGTCATGTTATCTGAGATAAAGAAGCTTCCAAGCGATGACAAAGAGTTCCTAAAAGAGATGCTCAGATCTGGGCTAATGTACTGCCAGACCAAGTACCTCAGAGAGATCTAATCATACATTTTGGAGCGACACTAAACGTCGTTTCACCTCCCTTCGGTCGGATTTTTTTGACCCAGCAAAGACCAACTGCCCCGCACTTCGTGAGAGTCAGTCGATCTTGTTTCGTGGAGTATGCTGGGTTTGGAGTGGAACGAGAGTTTCCCCCCGTATTACTAACGGGGCGACCAAGCCTGCATCCGCGCTTCGCCGCGGTGACCCGCTACGCGGAAGCCTATAAGGCGGACGGGCGTCCGCACATCGGTGGTCTCATCAGTTGGGAGTCGCCCTTCGGGCTCTGCTTTCGGCGGATCGGACTTCAGCGACCCCAGGAACCCGAGGCCGCCTTTAATGACGAATATCGCGACTACAACATCAAAAGGTTACAACGTACCGTTTTTTAGTTCGTCAATCCAAGTTACGTCGTAATCGATTTTCGGCGAAGCAAAAAAAACGACCCCCAAGGATCGCTTTTGATATTTGCTTTTTCGCTTTATTTTTAGAACTCTCGCAGCATCAATCCCTGAACTATATAGTAAAAATCTTCATGCCTGGTTCATGAAGATTTTTACTCACACACTCGCTGGCTACTTAAACACAACATCATTTCCACCACCATAGAAAGACATTGCGACCCTAATCTTCTATTTCCACGACTATTTCCACCTCTACTCCACCTTCCTCCACTAACATTTCGCGCAACTCTTCCATCACCTCATAAACATCACAGACATCCTTGCTCTCTTCTTTACACTCCACGCTCTCGCCATCATATTCCTTGAGCCCTTTCATTCCCTTAATGACTACATCTAAAACTCCACCATAGAAGGACTGACTGCCCATTACTTTCTCCCAACCTATTTCGAGTTGAACACTGCGTGGATAACCACACCCACACCCTCCGAATGCCAAGCTTGCTATTCATAAGATCACCCTCTTCCTGAACTTGTCAGCCTATCCAATCACTTGATTGATTGGAGTCGGTTGATTATCGGTCTGCAAAGAATAAAATCAGCCGTAAAAAAAAAGCCAAGCTAATTAGCTTGGCTCTCTTTTAAAACCCCATGAGGTCATTGGCCGAAATGTACTGATTATTGATCAGCAGATACACCTCCCTACCATTCTTTCTTTCTGTTTCATATAGATACCTCAATGCGATTGCTTCTTTAATTGTCTGGCTCGGAGAGAATTTGCCTTTTCTTTCGCTTTCCAAATCGGCTAAACGATTCCAAACTTTCAAACTCTTTCCACTCAAACGTACGTTTACCGTTACAGCTTTTTCTTTCTTCTCATCGTTAAAGCCTATAACGTCAGCCCCTTCGCCAAGGGCCTGTTCAACAGATTGGCTAGACTTCTGCGATGTTTTTTTTCGTTTAACAGAAATATCGCCATTCGCGACAGCAGAGCTCATATTTTGCTCCTCACACATTTTTAATGATCACCTTCGAAGTAGAAGATCCCATACCTCAGTAGTAAATTTATTCATACAAAAAACAGAGTACGCATTCTGTTTTTCCATCTTCCAATTTAAATATGCACCACAAAATCAATTTGTGTCAATAGCAATTAATAGAATATTGCAAATAACGCTACCCAACACTTAGCCACATAGATTTCAGTAAAATAAAATCTCATTAATCAAATTTAATTTCGATTTCTGTTTATTGCAGTACATTTTTATAACACATATATTGCCCATGTAATTCGATGGTGATATGGTTAATATGTAGGCAAAAAAGAGCAGCCCAACCGGAGAGATGGCAATGAAAAAACTGAACGAACTTTTCAAAAACCTTAAAAAACATAAAGTTGTAGAAGATAGTCTACTAAAGCTCATGAGGGGCGCGCTGATCAAGCTGACAGTCAAAAAACTTGTCTGGCTGATAATCTTAACTCTGCTGACCTCCTGCAACTCCTCAACAAACTTGCCAAAAAATGACGGCACCGACCCCCCTCCTATAGCTGTTGAATACATCCTTGAAGTGACAGACGGACTACTGGACCTGATTCTTTGATGCCGAAAGGGCTGCCAAAAACCCAGAGGAGATAACTTCCTGGCTTCGACAGCTTTGCTGTCAAGCCCGCATAATATACGTTATGTGTAAATTCCTCGCCGGGCTGGGATATTATCCCGGCTCGAAATCTCCCTTCGGTCGCCGCGACATTTCAGGCGGCATCTGAAATTTTGCCGCCTTCCATTGGGTGAACATCAACGTGTCCATTATGCGAAGTTATGGATGTGCCTACGTGGATTCTGACCGGTTCACTACTGACTTGGATTGCTGCTAAACAATCCCCAGATCAGGATTGCGCCCAGGAAGCTACTCAACAACGTCAACCCTGTCATATACGGATCTTGCGTTAACAACCACGTCCCACCATTGAACACGACCATAACGAACAACCCGATCAACCAATCTTCCCGATCCATCTGCTTTCCTTTTTCAACTTCAGTATCCGTTCCGGCTCGCCGAACGTCGCTTGCTGCGATTACTCGCCGCGCTCCTTGTCAGCGCTCCGTCTCTTAAGTGGAACTCTGGACCGATTTCCAATCGGCCTCAGATTTCCCGTCCTGTTCCTGGCGGAACTCATCGCGTGATGAGCACATCACCAAGCGCGCCTGGTTCTCCCAGACCAGCCGACCGATGCAATCATTCACGGCATAATAAACATAACCCATTTCGAACAACAGCCGACGATCCAGGAAGATAGTGTCATCACCCTTGGTCGCCTCGATTTGAACCAGATCGTTGATCGTTCCCGTGATCCTCAACTGATAATCCTAGAACGAATCCACTACAGGAACGCCCGCCACAGGGAGGCCATTAGGTAAACGATCATGAGGAACGCCAACAACCTTACCAGGATGAACCCGAGGAACCATTTCAGGCCCTGGAACATGTGTCGCAGTAACCACCTGACCAGTGGTTTCAGCCGATTTTGAGGTGTTCGTTGTCGTATCTGGCTCACCAGTAAAGCCAGGGGCACCCAGATATACGACAGTGCCGAGGCAAGCCATAAGCACGCCGAGTAACAGGAGAACCTTAGGATTTTTAAGTAGGCTCTGGCCGGCTTGGCTGCCTTTGACGATGCCCGTGGTGGTTGAGTCGTAGAGATCGAAGGCATCCTTATTCACCTTTTTAACAGTCATTGAGATAGCATCAGAAGCACTGAAGCCGTTTTTCGCGGCATCGTGCTGAACTTCCTTGAAGCGGCCCAGCTTTTCCGACAGGCTGCCCAGGTTCCGCTGGCGGTACGCCATTTCTGTGGTGTTGCGGATGTCGTCGCGGATGTTCTTAATGTTGGGCGTGGTTAGTACGATGTCCCAGTTCCAGTGACGGTGCATTTCGAACGCCTGCAGCCAGTTTTCCGGCCGATCATCTTCCTTGGCTTTATCGGTGCCGCCAGGATAATTAAGCTTGTCCAGGTCAGACTGCCGCCAGGATTTCGGGAACACCGAGCTGGCCTCATCGAAGATCAACAGCGCGCCGGGCGGCGCCCAGTGGAACCACTTAGCCATATGGAGGCGGCCTTCCGTGGTCTGCGTATCTACATAGATGATGTCCATGGATTCCGGCAGATCGGGGAACTTTTCATAGCAGCGTTGCCGGGAGACGCCCCGGATATTGGTGACCACAATGCGGCCTTGCTGGATCGCCGGGATCAGGTATTCGCCTACCGAGTTAGCCGTTTTAAAGGCTCCATTAGAGCCGTGACGAATCACGATACTCATGCAAAGCCCACCATACGCATCACGAACTTGGTCACGCCTGCGCTCAGAACCATGTTCATGGCGTCCGGCACCCGGAGGAACGTCAGCCAACCGGCCACCGTGGCGTCAGCGTTACCCCATAACTGATTAATCTGGGCGGAGATATTAAGCTGATCCAGGATCGCATGAGCCACACCCCAGGAGAACTGCATGGACCAGATCATAAATTCAATTTTCCAGATCGTGACCTGGACCAACACGTAAGCCACCAGCTCTTCCCAGAAGCTGTATTGATCCGTGGTCAGCCAATCCGTAATGGTGTTAAAAAACTCGAAGATCGCGTCCATTGCATCACCTAAACAGTATATTTAATGAGACCAACCCGCCAATCAGCATCACGACCGGCCCGATGATCGCCAGTTGTTCCTGGTATTGATTTGGGCAGAAGCTCAGCGTCTCGCCGTAAAAGTCCATGGTGAAGCTGCACGCCATCGACCCGGAGCTTAACGACAGATTAAACAGGCTGCTGAACTCTGATTTAATGCCATTAATCACGCCCTGCAATTTGGCTTCCGCCTCCGCAATACGTTGCTCTCCATCACTATTGAAGCTGCCCGGCTCTTTGTCCTGATGATCGTTTTTCAGCTCCAGGAGTTCACCGATTTCTCCTAGATCATCATGAATCCTGGCTGTGTTATCGGCGATCAACTCGTTAGTTGCCTTAATGTGGGCGATATCATCACACAGATCATTGCCCTGACAGAGGTCCGCGCCAGTGCCACCAGAACCACCCCCCGAGCCGGTATCATCACCGCCAGAACCAGTATCATCACCATCCCCTGAACCAGAGTCGTCACCATCTCCACCTCCATCACCGCCACCAGATCCAGTATCATCGCCACCTCCATCACCTCCCCCATCTCCGCCTCCATCGCCACCACCGCTACCGCCGTCACCTCCATCACCCCCGTCAGGATTATCATTGTCGGTGCCGTCATCATTTCCGGCTTCCTCTCCGGTATAAATACACTGATAGATGGGCTTCGTGGTGCCGTCCTGATATTCGATCACTTGACCGGTTGAAGCACAGGAAGCCTGACAACCGCCCTTACTAATGCTGCTTTTTTCTTCATAGATATAGCCCGCATGCTGACCCGCCTTATCTTGGCAATCATCGTCATCGTCATCATCTGGATCCGGATCCGGATCCGGATCGGGGTCAGGGTCCGGATCGGGTCCTTTACATTGCTGAGTCGTGTTATCCCAGGTTTCTGGCGACTCACACGGATCACTTTCCATCGGTTTCCAGAGATAAAATAAACAATTCTGATTTGCATCGTTATAATTCATCTTTACCTTCCAGCCCGCACCGGTATAAGTGGAATAAGCCTTCTGACACCTCGCTTGCCCATTCGATCCGCCAGCACTTTCCCAATCAGCCAATGTCCCCGCCGATATCAGCAACAAGAACACGCCAATCATCAGCCTTTGCATGATTCTCTCCATAAAAAAGGGGTCCGAAGACCCCTAGGTGTTGCCAAGCTTAATGCCCACCAGGAAGCAATAAGCCAGGAGTCCGCCGTAGAGCATTGACCAGATCAAATTTTCTTAACCAATCCAATCACGATGCCAACGACCACCATGGAAGCCACCGCCGCCACGACCATGGCGCCGACCGAGAGCCCGGTTGCCTTGGCTGCATCGATACCCGCCTGCACTGAGGTGGTATCCAGCTGGCCATCTGCCGCGAACACTGGCGCATTCGCCGCGAAGCCTGCTACAGCAATACCTGTTTTCAGGTAGGTGTTATTCAACTTTTCCTTTACTTTCAACATACTTATATTCTCCTAAGTGCTTTCAATGCGAAGCCAATACCAAGGCCCGCGACGAACAACGTCATTGCGCCGCCGAACCCGATTCCCATGGCTTCCGCTGAGAATCCGCCCGTCAGGAACAGCTCTGCCGCTGTGCCAGACTCGGCTGGTATCAGGTACACCTGCTGCCACTGCTGCGAGATACAGGCGCCGCCTGTATCCAGCTCAGTACACACCAGAGCGTATTGATTCATTTCAGGCCGCCTTCAGCTTGCCAATCGGATTCAACTTGGCCTCCGGATGCACGTGATAGGTGATCCGCGCCCCGTTATTTCCGGCCCAGGCTTCCGCCCAGACTTTCACTTCCACGATCTGATCCTGGTGATCGCTGACCGACCGCATAAAGGCAGGATCGTTGGCCAGAGCCTTAGGCAATCGCAGATCATGGACGACCTCTTTGATGCGGCCATAGCCATCGGTTACATCTTCAATAATGCCCAGCTCGATCCGGTGGTATGGCTTGCCGCCGCCACTGGTTCCTCTTTGTTCCCGCGTCCCAGCGACACGGCCTCTTAACATCAGTCCTAATTGACTCATGGTTGTTTACCTCGGTATTGCCCGCTGTGCGGGATTGGGTTGGTAGTTCGGATCGAACAACCACGGGTGGGATTGCTCGATCGGTTTAATGAACGGCTCCGACGCTTCCTCATGATCAGCGAAGTGCTGAAGCCGGGACGGGTAACGCTTATCGCCCTCGCCTTCCATCCGGACCAGGTCGCTATAAATCTGCTCAGGGGCTAACCCCATTTTTTCCGTCATGTATCTAAGCAGCTTGCCGACAGCGGTTTTCGCGTGATCTACCGCCTGTCGATAGATAATCCGTTGCTTTTTTGAGATGGTCTTCACCACCTCCCGCACATCGCTGATAAAAGCAAGGCACTGATAGGCCCCGGCTAAGAAGGGTTTCGGGTTGGTCAGCATCTCGAACGGGAGTTCGCGATCCCGGTTTCTGAACTCCACTTCATAACGCACCCATTGAGAGGCCTTCTCGCCCAGCTGCTTCCCTTTTTCATAGCAACGGAAGTACTTGCCGCCCCATTTGCGATTGCCCACGTACTGGGTGCAACCCTTGTCGGTGCCGCAGTCATCGATAAAGTGGCCTTCTGGCTGGCGTCCGCCGGCAGTGGATTTAAACAACTTTTCGTCATACCACTTTCGCACGTCATGCACGGAGTAACGCCCGTTGTGGTCATCATGGGCCACGTCCAGGCGAGTGATGCGCCCTTCCCTTTGCTCGCAGAACTCGCGGAGTTTGGCCCAGATTTCAGGGAACTTGTTCACCAGGGCACAGCCCTCCCCGGTCAGATAGATCTGCGCCCGCTCTGCCCTGCGCCCGGTTTCCTCGCCATCCCGGCCACGGACAATATTGTTGCCACCGAAGGCAATGAATCCGGCAGATTTGGTAAAGGGGATGGAGTTGGCGAAGTTGTTACGGCGATGGCCCAGGGCAACGCCCTTTTCCAGGTGGAACAGGTTGCCAAAGATGGTTTTGAGCATGATCGACATGGCCCGAAGGAACCACAGATCACGGTCCTGATAGTTTTCGAACGTGATGTTACGCCCGAACTCTGCATACTCCATCACGTACGACAACGGGAACGTGATCGACAGAGTATCAATGAATGTCTCGCCACAAGCGGGCTGACAAGCCGGATGGTTTTCGACTACCATGTATTGGTCCTTCAATTCCTAGCGACGGACAACCGGGTGCCAGAGGTGCGAACTCTGTTACCCATCCTAAAAGCCTCTCAGGTGCGAACTGAGGGGCTTTTTTATTGCCTTTAGCAGCGTTATCCAGAATCCTGTCAACACTACTGCGGTATATTTTTGTTTACTACTACAGTATATGTCAACACTGCAGTATAAAAAAACACCCCTTATCATTTACTGAGGTGAGTAATTCCCATGACTAAAGATGATGATCAGAACATGACGCTTGCAGAGAATTTACAACGGATAAGAGCAGCCAAAGGCTGGTCACGTAAAAAGCTGGCCGATGAGGCCGGGCTAACCGAGGGAGCTATCACCAAGATTGAGCATGGTAGCGATCCTAAAGCTGTGTCCATCAAGAGACTGGTTATTGCACTGGGGTGTACTGCTGATGAGTTGTTGTTTGCCGAGAACGAGATTGATGCAGACGACCAATTTAAAGTCATGTTATCTGAGATAAAGAAGCTTCCAAGCGATGACAAAGAGTTCCTAAAAGAGATGCTCAGATCTGGGCTAATGTACTGCCAGACCAAGTACCTCAGAGAGATCTAATCATACATTTTGGAGCGACACTAAACGTCGTTTCACCTCCCTTCGGTCGGATTTTTTTGACCCAGCAAAGACCAACTGCCCCGCACTTCGTGAGAGTCAGTCGATCTTGTTTCGTGGAGTATGCTGGGTTTGGAGTGGAACGAGAGTTTCCCCCCGTATTACTAACGGGGCGACCAACCAAGATCCGCGCTTCGCCGCGGTGACCCGCTACGCGGAAGCCTATAAGGCGGACGGGCGTCCGCACCTCGGTGGTCTCATCAGTTGGGAGTCGCCCTGGCGGGCTCTGCTTTCGGCGGACCGAACAACAGCGGCCCCAGGAACCCGAGGCCGCCTATGATGGCCGATTAAACGGCCATGTCGCTATATTTACGCGCAAAAAAGGCGGCCAAGGGCCGCCAATAAATTACTTAATCACCCTTTTAGTCTCCAGGAAAAGACCGATAATGCTCTCGGACATGCTCTTCCTTGCCAAACCGAATGCGAGCATATGAACGAACAAAAACTAATTCAAATTCAATATTTTCTGCCTTCATAAGATAAACTCCTATAGAAGACAGGGGGGGCGTCTGAGAAATCGCTACCGACTTGTACGGAAATTTTAATTAACTGCCACCAATCAATTTCAATTAGCTGCTATCAATCAATTTCAACTATTTGTTGTTAACCTATGGTTATCAACCTTTTGTTTACTTTTAAATCTCGCTGTACTAAGTTAGTTGCAACTATACACAAAAGCCCTCCTGGGTTTTTGAATAGCCAACTGACTGAGATCCGCCAAGATTCAACAGTCAGTGACCGCGAAGACCCTGCGCATTTGCGTGGGGTTTTTTTTGCTCATAAATCGTACTGAGCAACATAACCCTATCACAAAGCAAAACTATCGCAATATCTTTATGCGAAGTGTCACGAAATATCGTCGAATCAAAAAAGGTTATGGCGTAACCCGTCCGGAATGGAGCGAAGGGTTACGAGGTAACGCACCCCTGAAGGAGGGCTAACTTCCTGGCTTCGACAGCTCCGCTGTCAAGCCCGCATAATATACGTTATGTGCAAATTCCTCGCCGGGCTGGGATATTATCCCGGCTCGGGATCTCCTTTCAGTCGCCGCGACATTTCAGGCGGCACTTGAAAATTTTGCCGCCTTTCATTGGGTGAACATCAACGTGTCCATTATGCGAAGTCTTATGTGAGTGTGCGTGAAATCCGGTACCGTTACTGGACGCCCAACTAAAGTACTTAATTTTCGCCAACTAAAGTGCTTAATTTCCAACTAAAGTACTTAATTCCCCGACCAGTCTGTTTTCAAAGGACTCGTGTAATCGATAACCTCGCATGGTTAGGCATTTTATGACGGCCTCACGCGATTAATACCGTCTATATGGATGAAATTTGCTTCGCTCTGCCTCCTTCATTTGATATTTTTGGCGGACGTCTTAAACCTACCCAGCATGCTCGGTAGTGATAGTGACAAAGTTCGAACTACTTTCTGATTAAGGATGCACCTAGTACTTGCTCATCCTGTCGGAGAAATTTTAGTGCGGAGATGGTTTCTCGAATTTCTCAACGTTGCTTATCTACCTGGTGCCTCAGAGAATTCATGATTGGGAGCTACATTATTTACAATATGAGCTTACTGGTTGGGAGTTGTTACATGCTAAGCTAGATAATCCTCAATAATCCGTTAAAATGGCATTATTACGGATTATTTAGAGTGCTCCCCTATGGCCAAAGTCGGACAAGCTCGGGTGCTGTCCCCAGACCAGATGCAACAACTTTTCGATGCCATCCGCAGTCACCGCCACCCGGAAAAAAACATCGCCATCATGCAGATCAGTTTCAAGTTGGGCTTGCGAGCTCAAGAGATTGCTCTGTTGCAAATTAAGGAAGTGGCCAAGCTTTCCGGCCCGCCTGGTCAAGCCAATCAGACTTTCCAGTTGTATGACATCATGGCACTGCCGGCTGCCATTACCAAAGGTGCAAATGCCACTGGGCGCTCCAGATCTATATACAAGCGCCGTAGTGTCCGCTTCTCGGTCGACCAGTTTGCCCAGACAGTGCGTCAGATTGAAGCCTTGGTAAAGGCCGGTGCCGAGATCCATCCGGAGGACTTCTATCCACCCGTTGAAAAGCGATCAGGTCATTCACGCGACTTGCCCATGGTGGATCCCGACCTGAGGAGCGCCTTGAATGTCTATCTGCAGCTCCGTCTAGATAAGAATCCGTCGCTGAAACCTTCGGATCCCCTTTTCATCACGCAGAAAGGTGGCCCCTATTCGCCGAATACTCTCCAGGAGCATATGGCCCTAATGCTGCGTGGTTGGACCGGGATCGAGAAGGCCTCGAGCCATTCAGGAAGGCGCTCACTCATTACTGATGTGATTCATAGTCAGGGCAAGTCTCTGAAGGTCGCTCAGAAGATTGCCGGTCATAAGAACCCATCCACGACAGTCATTTATGATGAGCCGCCGGAAGAGGTTATTTCTGAAGCATTGAAAAACCTCTCCCGCCACAAGATAAACAGTCCTGAATAGCTATTGCAGCATAACTGTCCGACAAAGAATTTTTATAATATTTATCTGCGATTCCAATAAAGCCATTTTCATAAAAGCAATTGAGCGTCTGATCAAGCTCTGATTTGGCAAGGAATATTAATTTTATGAGGTCGGAAATTTGGTCCCAGACTCAATGACCACAACTAAAAAATACTGGATATAGATAAATTCTCTCAATGCTGTTTACACCATATCCTTCGAAACAAAGCCTTCTACATTATTATCTTTTTTGGTATTTTAAATCTCGTCCAAGTTCTCCGGCCACTTACAGTCCCATTGGGTTCCCTGGGCAAGCCCATAGGCTACAAAATGACGATTATATTCGGCCGATGGTAGACCAGGTGCATCAAGATTATTGGGCTTCTCAAGTACTTCAATCTGCAGCTTGAAGCAGGACTGTTCAGATATGCCTTGAATAAATTCATAGTAAAAGGCCGAACGAGACCCACCGCCACAGATCATAGTTCTAAGATTGCTCCAAGCGCTATCACGTTCGCTTTTACATTTCGCAGCTCGTAACACACCAATGTAAACATTCTCTCCTAGCCTTTGCTTAAACTTCCTATCTGGATCAAGATTTGTTTTACCTCGAATTATTTCGGCATGGCTTATGTCGATATGTCCCGCGAGTTGGAATTTTGAAAAGTTCCTGGAGTTACATTCACGCTTGTCACAATTTATTCAATTGCGCTTTTTTAGCCCTATGCAAAATCTTTCTGCGCATACTTAGTGGCCACTTCATTGGCTCACTTTTCCCGGGGAGTCGTTCGCATGTCAGCCTGATCCCCATCCCCTAGTTTTTTCATCGTATTGAAGATAACTTGAACTGTCGTGGGGATAGCATAGCCGAGTTGCTCCTGAATGAATGGGACGTTTCCAGTGTGCAGCAACAGTCTTGTGGCATAAGTGTGCCGCACCCAGTGGCAGGTAAAACGGCTAAGCGTTGAACGCATTTGCCTGAGTTCGTGCTGCTGATCTTCGCTGAGCCTCTCTTCGTTAAGACGATCAATAGTTTCCACACAAGTCTGCCGGATTTCGTTGAATATCGTACTAATTTGGCGAGCAGTAACGGGCTTCCTCCCCGAGATGGTGGGTATTAGGGGCATCGGATCACCATAGGTGGGCATGGGTGCCATCAGTTGCCAATCAGAGGACGAGACAACCTCGTTCAGGCCAACTCGGAACTCTTTCAGAATTTGGATGAAACTTTCACTTAGCGATACTTTACGTGTGTTCCCGTAGACAAGGCCTCTCTCGAATACTTCCATGGAAAATACCCGGTTTTTGCCAACCCTATTGACATTAATATCACCCATTCTGCAAGTTACAGCCTCGGATATACGCAGCCCTGTGTGCAGAAAAAGTTCAAAAACAAAGTAGCACCTGAGGGCCTTAAAATAGGATCGTTTGTTTCTTAATCGTTTAGCGTCATACAATGAATCACGCAGTGTCTTTTCAATAAAGAGCGTATCACGCTCTCCCAGAAATCGAACGTTCGATTTCTTTTTGGGGGGCGGAGAACGAATCCCCCTAATGGAGGGAGCTACGTACGGACTACCCAGAAGATAACCTTCATCAACCATATAGGCATAGAAAGCCTTAAGAATTCTCTGTACACGTTTAATGGTCCCAGAGGCCATGCCAATCTTACCTGTGGCAGGCAATTGGAAAGGTCGCCATGCTGCATTAATAGATCCATCCTTATTGAATTTCTTTCTAGGGGGACCCGCCCAATGCTCTGGGGGTGAACTGATGAACTCGTAGTATGCCGCTAAGTCGGCCCTTGTTAAGCCGGATAACGGCACCTGTCGTACCAGAATAATCCACAGGGATAACTGCTCCAATGCGGTCGAATAAGAACGGAGCGTGCTCGCAGAATGCCCATCTAGGTTCAGAAATTTAAGCAAAGCATCCCAATCGTTGCTTGCATGCAAGCCGTTCTGAGGAGAAAGGTTATGCCCGGGTTTAAAGCATGGTAATTCCACCAGGTAGCGGGCAGTACCGCCCGAAATATCGATCAGAGGTCGGAGCGTTTCCATAGTGGCCCTACCAATTAGGGATAGGTCAAAAATCTGTTTGTCGCTGCAGATTCTGAAAATCGGCAACGACACAGGACCATTGTACACGGGGGATTTACACAATGGTCGGAAAAATGGCGGTTAGCCCGGCGAACCTTAAGCCAGCAGTGGCCGTCATGACCATCGGCTGACACTATTGCCACGTATCAATTGCTCAATAAATCATTTCTGCTGGTTTAAGCTAGCTTTGCCGAAATTGTCTGCGCCAACTGCTATCCTGTTCAAGGACTCCCCTCCTTTTTTATCTCCCCCCCTTAGCTAAAAGGTATTGCAATCAGGAGTCTTTGCCAGAACCAACTTTCTGAAGAAAAACCTCAGCAGACCAATCTATAGGCTCTCCGCTATTTTCACCTTCCATAATCAGATTACGTAGCGTTGCATGTTTGTCTTTCAAAAGCTGCAATGCTTCACTGAGAACGTCGCTTTCATCGCGATATAGCCCACTTTCGATTAGGTTTCTAATCGTTTCGTCTTGGTCGTCTGTGGGATGGAAAACTATTTTGATGGTCATATGAACTCCCAGGAAAGCATAAGTGCTTAGATCTTCAACCCGAAGGCGATTAGTTGATCATAAGACGAAGTTGAGATATCCCATTTGCATTTAGGTCACGAATAAGAACAGTAGCAACTCATAAGAGTCGTCTTGAGGTTCCCATTGAATCCGTACAAAACGGGCTTAAAAGGAACGGAAGGATTATTTATTGACCAGGCTGCAGCTTATTAAGTCTTAATCTCTAGCTCCCCCCCATTCTTCCTTATCTTTCCACGAATTACTTCGCAGTAAGGGTATAGCTCTGCAGATCAAGATGATCCACGATGAGGTGGTCAAGCCATCTGGGAAAAGCCAAGACTTAAAGTAGCCCCTACCCGAAGGTAATCCCAACAGTTGCCTTGGCAAGGCCAAGAACAGGAGTGCCAAGCTCGCCAGAAACCGTCCACTCTTTGGGGGTGACATATTTTGCTAATACGGCCCAAACAGACTGCCAAATACCGTTAATTAAAGGGATAAGCTTGGCTGAGATCCAATTCTTCACAGAAGTGATGGTTTGAGTTGCCGCTTGCTGAGGGTTATGTGAAGCAACATTACGAGCGGCAATAAAATCTAGATTGTAACTGAGGAGTTCACAGGTTGCGGAAAGTGTTTGCATTGAGATGATTAGGTCATGAGCATCGTCCCTTCCAAAATTTGGAACACGAGTCGTACTCCTAATTTCTTGGAGCGAAGTGACAATTACGTGAAAGGCATCTCCAACAATTCTCTCTGTCCCACCTAAATTTCTAATATCGTTGTTCATGTCAATCTCTTGCAGGAGATTATCAGCAGTTTGCTCAATGATGGTCAACATAATGTAAACTCCTTTTTCCTTTTGTGATCTCGCACGCGCCCGGTATTGAATTTATCGCAACATCAAATCTATCAGCCTTGGCTGCATGTTTCGCGTGGTGGTCTAATGGTTCCGGACACCAAATTAGGCGACCTCTTAATACCCACTTAATTAAAGTGCTACAAATTACTGTAGTCTGGGTATCCATATATAGAGTAGTTATTAATGCAGAGCATTTCAGTTTAATTTTATCCAAGGTAGCTGACCGCCTATCCTTTTTTACCCCAATCATAGGACTCCACCGGTCCGGCCTTGATTAACTCATGCCCGAGACTGTCACCGCACACATCAGCCGGTATCCGGAAATACTTCTTGGCCTGGAGACTTCTAAGCAGCAAAAACGGCGATATTTTTGAAGTGCCACTACAGGCAATCGATCAATTATTTAATCAGTCTTGACGCATTAGCTTTCAAAGCAACGGGAGTAATCAATTATTAGTATCCTTGTACGAACCAAAGGGAAACATCAAATTATTTGATTTAGCTGCAATTTCATCTATTTTATAGAAGCACAGAATCTGATAGTAAAATAGAGGAGATAGCTCTCCTTCTATTCTTCGAGTCCCGGCAACTCAGTGCCTACTGTAGGAGCTGATCAATGAGTACGTTTTACTCTCGTGACTGGATCGACGGTGAAATTTACCGCTTCCATCTCAGAAGATTCTTGCCAAGTGACCTTTCGCAGATCCACCTCGCTTTTCTAGATGCACCATTTCTAGTGACTACCCAATTTCGTTTTGCTGGAGCTAACATCAATCCTGGATGGTACTTCTCTCAGTCGGGTTCTACCCCGTGACTGCGGACACTTCTAAAAAGAGGCACAATGTGCCAAAGGAGTGTTTATGAGCAAACGCAAAAAATATAGTCCAGAGTTCAAGCGTGAAGCAATTGCTTTGACCAGACAA